GCTTTAGCGGCATCAACACCTGTGCCACTAATTAGTTCGCCATTTTGTAGTTCTCTTTGTACGGGATTGTCAATAAGAATAGCATTACCCTGCGCTGCCTGTAGATTGCCTACAGAAGATTGTGTCTGCTGGGCTGCTTGAACTTGTAATCTGGGGTCATTTGGGTCACTCTGTGCAGCGTTTGTTGCGTTAAGAGCAGCATTAACTTCGTCAGATGAAGTTTTAGCTGTCATTAAGTTAGCATCTGTTTGCGTAGGCATACCAGCCTGCGCTGTGCCTGTTATAGCTGTAGGTACACCTATTGTGCCAGTAACTGTACCTGTGTCTGCCGCAATATCTTGTGATGCATCATAGCCAATGCCTGTAGCAACTGTCTCACCACCCACAGGTACACCGGGGCTATACATTTGTTGTACAGTAAAGTCTGTTACACCGGGACCGCTTACAGGATTACCTTCTTCGTCTACTTTGGGTTCAGGTACAGTCGCAATCGGGGTGCCAGTAGAACCAACAACACCTGTGGTTGCTATATTATCTGGTGGTGTAGTACCACCCTCTTGCATTTTAACTACACCACCTTTAGCCATTTGTATAGCTTTGTTGGTGTACATGTCCATCTGCTGTTGTCTAGCAGGGTCAGTAGCCAGAAAGTTTTGGAACCCTTGCATATCACCTTGATAGCCCATAGACCGTGCTATCTTTTCCATGCCACTAGGCTTAAATGCTTTGAACATTGCCATGTATTAGTCCCTTTGTAATGCTCTGTCGAGTTTATCTTCAACACGGTGCAGTGCTTCCATAACCCGTGACATATCCTCACGTAATTCGTTTTTGGTAGCGTAGTCTTCTCGTGTTCTATTAAGTAATATATCTATGCGCTTTACTTCAGCCATCATTGACCTGAACATCCAAAACGCTGGTGCAATTACCAGCGTCAGGATAATGTTCCAGAACATCATGCTGGACATTTCCATTAGTCAGCATCCGCTATGGTCAGTTCGCCAGCTTCTACTTGGCGCATGATTTCTGCGTAGTGTCGGTTGGCTGGGTCTAGGGGTACTGACATTTCAACGCCATCAATGGTTGCGTTTACTGCATCATTTTCTGTGCCATCAGCCGACATATACTGTGCGTTTTCTATAACCATCTTTATAACTCCGCATCTAATATAATGTAGTTTTCACTTTCACCTGTTGGCGTAAATGGACGCACAACATTTCCATAATATCCTGTGTTATTCCAAGTTGCGTGATTTGCATAAAAATTAAAAGTTACACTTGTATTTACTCCATATTTCACAGGTGCCTCACTCCACACCTTGTTAGTTACACCAGCGAAATTTGTTGACCAGCCAGTGCCTGTATTATAGGCAGGTGTTACAGAAAGGGTTGGCGAAACTCTCATCTTTGTGGGTAATTGAATGGTAAACCTAGCTTGAGTATTAGTATGGATATAGCCTGAGATGTTTGCGTGTACACCATTATCGCCGTAGCTATCTGTTTCGTAATAATAGCGATGGCACCTAAAGAGTTCTTCTTGATAAGTTCTATGCTCAAACGGCGTGGCTGTATCGCCTACTTCTAGCTGGACGCCTGTGATTTGCCAAGTCGCTGATGCAGTAGTGATAACTCCGTCTTGTGCATGACCGCCACCCAAACTTGCCAAAGAATATGTACCCCAATCAGTGTTGGTAGTGCCATCAGCATCTGAACCTGTAGCTAAAAGCCAATTTATTTGAATACCTATACCGTTATCATGTGTGATGCCTGAACCAGAGGTATCACCAGCAACAACAATAGTTTTTCTTTCCCAAGTATCTGCTGAATTTATAGTGTATGTTTTATTAATATTGCGTCCTGAATCTTCAGTATATAAAGATACACCATAAGTACCTGTAACAGATGATTTTACATAAAAAGACAGTGTAACAGTTTTTGCAGAAGAACTGCCGTAATCCAAAAAGCTAACATCTTGCGCTTCTACATGATATCTTACAAGGTAAAACTCATCTGCTCCTATAGCGGATTCTGCCGTACCTGTTGTAACCTTAAAACTATTTACAAAATTATCTGGCGCATCTGCTGTTTGAGTTATAGTTGCATCATATTCATCTGATGTGCTTCTAAGAACAAATTCAAATCTATCTGTTACATACTGTTCTCTTGTTCCATCATGCGCTAATGAAAATGATGTTCCCCTCTGCGCCACATTCATCGCCCCATTGATGATGAGGTTGCGACCTGTCAGGCCACCCGCATCTGCGCTACCACCCAAATCTGCTAAGTCTCTGGCTCTGCTCATATCGTTATCCTATCAAAAAACCGCTGAAGCTACTTTCGTTTGCAACGAAATCTAAACTTGTATCTGAAGAAGCATTTATACGAACATCTATAGTATCTGTAGCATCAAGTTGCACCACTTCACTTAGGACTAAAGTAAATCTATCTTCAGTTCCCTCTGCTTCATTTTCTGAAAATGCACCAGTGTAAACAGAGCCGTTTTTGTAGAAATACATTTTTACAAAACCACCAGTTAAATCTCTTAGTGTTACATTTGCATTTATTTGATAATAACCAGTTACAGGTGCGGTAAAATCATAATCTGTTGAACTGTCAAAATTACTTCCAACATCAAAAACTTCATTGTCCCAAAAAGTTAATTTAGTTACTGAGGTGTAGTTTTGATTATTTACATTTGATGGACTTGGTCCTGTTGCACGAAACACTGGCCTAGCTGGTGTCAGTATCCGACCAGTGCTGTCAATAGTCATGGCTGTAGTCGTGCCAGTGGCTTCTTTGATTGTGCCTACGTTTAGGCCACCAGTAGCTGTAGCTGCACTATTAAATGTAACACCACCATTAAACGTACCGCCACTTGCCTTACTTACTGTATCAGCAAGCTGAAACTTCTCATATATAACAATCTCAACTACCTGCCCAGCAGTTAGCGCAGACAGACCACCCACAGTGTTTGCAGTTGTGGTGTTGTAGTCTGTGCCAGCTACAAGTGAAATACCGTTGAGGCTTACGTCAATGTCAGCGTTAGCAGCAAAGGACAAGCCAGCTATCTGTGATGTACCGATAGATGTCTCACCACCTGTGGCTGTGTAATAGTGTCTTGCACGAACAGCCTCGCTGTTAATCTTGGCTACGTTGTAAATGTCATACACTACAACTTCTACAATGTCGCTGGCAGACAGTGCAGCTAGGCTGCTGATTGTGTTCGCTGTGCCTACGCCATAGTCAGTGCCTTGCACAAGCAGGATACCGTTGAGGTATACATCAACATATTCACCGTCAGTGAACTTCAGTGTTTTGCTATTGTCATCTGCGCCAGACAGTGATGTTTCACCGCCAGTAGCAGTGAAGTGATAGCGTTGTCTAACGCCTGAACCTGTTGGTGATTTACCTATGTATGGCATTGATTATTCCTTATGGTTTAGTAGGCCAAGCAAAGCCCTCATCATCCATTGATGAATATGTATCAGTGATGTCACGCAGGGCTTGACGGTAGGTTGTTTGTGCATCTGTCATTGTTAAATCGACAGATGCCCACCAGTCTGTTTCAGCTAACAAACGGTTACGTTCTTCACGCAACATTGCCAAATCATCTGCTGGTTTGTCAGAGAGTGCTTGTGCGTTTTTAGCGTTGATTGTTGCTTGCTCTTCCGCAGTTGCATCACGTTCTATTCCATTTACTGCTATTTTCATTTTGCCAATCCAAATAAAGAAAACGTACTGTTTTGTAGAAAGTTTGCAGATGCGTGTGGGTATATTTTAAGACCACCAATTTGAAACGCAGAGGTTGGTATTGTTCCTGCAACTTTACCTAAACGACCACCCATAAAACGCACGTTTGCATTGGCATCAGTAAGACCTATTGAAGTAAAACCAATCATGTCTGGTTTAATATCGCCGCTGTTCAGGCATCTGGAATAAATCCAAAATGTGCCATGTGCGCCACTTTCCATATGCTTTGTAGTATAGTTGCTTCCTAAGTTTTGAGATATAAATAAGTGGTCTTGTGCGGTATAACTTCCTGCATAACTCGAACCGCCATCACGACCATAATCACCACTTCCGTTAATTAGCGTTGTGCCATCACTTTGATAAAACTGTGCGTAGGTTTTTATGCCATCTGTATCAAACCCCCACCTACCTTGTAGGAGATATTTGTCATAAGTGGAGTTAAAGTAAGTGTTATCCCAAATGATTTCGGTTACAGACGCTGATGAAACTGTATAAGTGTTTAGAAGCACCATGTCACTAGCCCCAGCAACTGTACCAGAAAACGTGGGATTGCCTGTTATGGTTGTCGTGCCTGAAACAAAGTCAGCTAATGTACGTGCTTGTGTCATTATGGTTTCTCCGGCCAGACTACATCGTCTAGGTTGCTATAAGTGTCGGTAATATCACGCAATGCTTGACGGTAGGTTGTCATAGCGTCTGTCATGGTTTGGTCAGACAGGCCGTAATGATCTGTCTCAGCTAATCGCTTATCTCGTTCAGCTCTAAGTAGCCGTAAATCTTCTGCCGCTTGTAATTCAGCTTCTTTTGTTGCTACAGCAGTAGCATCCCAATCAACTATATTGCCATCTGCATCTTTAGCAACAGCATTGCTGCCACTACCATGAATTGATTTAACAGTGCTGTAGAGTTCATATATTGCTAAATGTCTCATTTTAAGCACCTATCTCAATCAAAGTTAAATGACTGTCAAAATCATCATCATTGCCAGACTGGTAGTTACCATTGAAATAGACGGTTCCATTGGTAACTCTTGTTATTTGTACTTTGTAAGTGATTGCTGATGTGGTGGATGGACTGTCTAAAACATTACAAACAACAGGTGTTATGTTATTTTCCATATTAGATACATAATTAACATGGCCTAATTTTTGAGTAACAGCAGTTGTAGTTGCGCCAATCACTCTGACAACTCTCAAGGCATTAGGTAAGTTGCCACCAGCACCGCCGCTTAGAAATTGCCCCGTAACTAGAATTTTGCTAGATGTAGACGCTGGCGTAATGCTTGCCGTAAGTGAAGTGTCTACATATGTATTTGCAGTAACAGCATGAGACGCTGTTTCATCCTCAGTAACATGAACGACTTGAAGAACTTTACCCCCACCAGC